CAAGGATAAGGAAGCGCGGGAAAAGCGCGACAAGCAGTATGAGGAAGGGTTGCGCCGCACAGGGTTGGGCGACGACGCGCCCGGCGGCGCTCAGTTCACTGGCGCCAACAAGGTGGTGCACCCGATGTTGGTCGAAGCTTGCGTAGACTTCTCGGCGCGCTTCATGAAGGAAGTGTTCCCGCCTTCCGGCCCGGTGAAGAGCAAGATCCTGGGCGAGCACGACAAAGAGAAAGTCGACAAGGCGCGGCGCAAGGCCGAGTTCATGAACTGGCAAACGACCGAACAAATGCCAGAGTTCCGCAGCGAGCTGGAGCAACTCTCGACGCAGTTGCCGTTGGGCGGCGGTCAGTACCTGAAGCTCATGTGGAACGCGCAGTGGAAGCGCCCGATGAGCGAGTTCATTGCCATCGACGACATTTACCTGCCGTTCGCGGCCACGAACTTTTATAGCGCCGAGCGCAAGACGCACGTCCAATACATCACCAAGATGGAATACCAGCGGCGCGTGAAGGCTGGAATGTATTCCGACGTCGACGTTGGACAACCGGAAGACCCGGAGTTCAGCAAGAGCTCGCAAGCCAACGACAAGATCGAAGGGCGCAAGGACACCGCCTACAACGAAGACGGCTTGCGCACCATCTTCGAAGTCTACACTCACTTGGACTTCGGTGACGGCGTCGAACCCTACATCATCTCCATCGACAAGAGTTCCGGCAAAGCGCTGGCGCTTTACCGCAACTGGGAGCCAGAAGACGAACAGCGCCGCGAGTTGGATTGGATTGTTGAGTTTCCATTCGTGCCTTGGCGCGGTGCATACCCCATCGGGCTCACGCACATGATCGGCGGCTTGTCGGGCGCGGCCACCGGCGCATTGCGCGCGCTGCTCGACAGCGCCCACATCCAAAACATTCCGACGTTGCTGAAGTTGAAGGGCGGCCCCAACGGACAAACGCTCAACCTCCAGCCGACCGAAGTGGCAGAAATCGAAGGCGGCGCGCTGATCGACGACATCCGCAAGTTGGCGATGCCTATGCCGTTCAACCCGCCTTCCGCTGTGTTGTTCCAGCTGCTCGGATTCTTGGTGGACGCAGGCAAGGGTGTGGTGCAAACGTCGTTCGAAAAACTCTCCGACGCCAACCCCAACCAGCCGGTCGGCACGACACTGGCGTTGATTGAACAAGGCATGGTGGTGTTCAGCTCGATTCATTCGCGCTTGCACAACTCCATGGCGCGTGTGTTCAAGATTTTGCACCGCATCAACTCTGCTTACCTCACTGACGAAGTTGTCGAAGGTTACGACGCAGGGTTGGACATCCAGCCGCAAGATTTCGACGGCCCGTTGGACGTCATTCCTGTTTCTGACCCGGCAATTTTCTCGGAAACACAGCGATTCGCTCAAGTTCAAGCGTTGATGCAGCGCGCGGCGATGATGCCGGGCATGTATGACCAGCGGAAAGTTGAGGAAATGTTTTTGCGGGCGATGAAAATCCCCGACAACGATGTGTTGAAGCCGGATCCGGGCAAGGATGACGTGGATCCTGTCTCAGAAAACGTCGCGGCAGCCATGGGCAGGCCCATTTATGTGCTGCCGAAACAGGATCACATGGCGCATATACAAACGCACGTCGCATTTTTGAAGTCGCCGTTGTTCGGCATGAACCCGGCGATCACAAAAACTTACCTTTATCCGATTGCATTGCACTTGCGCGACCATTTGTTGAACTATTACTTGGTGGAAGCGCACGAAGCAGTCGAAAAAGCGACCGACGAACAGCTCATTTCGGACGAAGCCGCTCAACAAGCAGCGGTCATTTTGCAAGTGCAACAGTTCATCGAGCAACAACTGGGTGGATTCGCACAAGAGTTGGCGCAGCTCTCGCAAGCTGCAGAGCAATTCAAGCCACAACCACCAATGCCGCCAGACAGCTCCCTACAAGTTGCTCAAATCGGTGCGCAAGTGCAACAAGCTGCACTGCAACAGCGCGCACAAAGCGAACAACAGCGTCTCGCTCAACAAGCGCAAATCGAACAACAGAAGTTGGCCGACCGCGCGCAGGAGCGTGCAGAGCGTTTGCGGCAGGAAGAAGTACGTCAACTGGCAGAAAACGAACGCACAGCGGCAGAAATCGGTGCACGCGAGCGCATGAACACCGCCGACAACGACACTGCTATGCGCTTGGCTGCTGCGGAAATAGCGAGCGGCGAAAAAATCGCGGTGAGCACAGGCACCGGCATCAATCCTGGCACTCGTTAACTTTTTTAGGAGAACGCAATGAGCGACAAACCAACACCCGGCACTGTTCCCATGGCAGGCGGCGCAGTCAAGCAACACCACCGCATGGCAGCAGGTGAAAAACTGAACGGCCAAACGCTGCCAGCAGCGCCAGCCACCGGTCCAAAGACCCCTGCGTGAATGTAATCGATCAACTATTCAACCGTCTCAAGGCCGACCAGCAGTCATTCGCGCTGGACGCCTTGAAGCGGCCCCAAACACGAGACACCTTTGAGTACGGGTATCGTGTCGGCATCGTACAAGGTTACGAAGCCGCCATCAATGTGCTCTTGCAACTTTTGAAAGAGGAAAAGGACAATGACCCAGACATCTGAGGACGCATTGGCAGAGGCTTTTCCAGCGGTAGACGCTGGCATTCAGCCTTTTGGTAGCCGCGTTCTGGTGCAGATTCGCACGCCCAAGAAAAAATCCGCAGGCGGCATCATCATCGACACCGGTTCGCGCGACACAGAAAAGTGGAACACGCAAGTTGGGAAAGTGATCTCACACGGCCCAGTGGCTTACCGGAATCGCAACAACTTGGAAGCATGGCCCGAAGGTTCGTGGGCGCATCCCGGCGACTTCGTGCGCGTGCCGAAGTACGGCGGCGACCGTTGGGAAGTTGCGATGGAAGATGGTGAGAGCGCGATGTTTGTGATCTTTAACGACTTGGACATAATCGGCAAGGTCGAAGGCGACCCGCTGGCTGTCCGGGCATTCATCTGAAGGAGATGAACCATGGCTGACGTAATGAAAGAAGACGACGACATCAAGGATGACGACATCGTCATCGTTGAAGACGACCCCGCAGCGCGTCAACAAGAAGGCACAGGCGTCGAAGACGAATCAGCAGAAGACGACCGCATCGTCAACGCTGCAGACGAAGACGACGACGAAGAGTTAGACGCCAGCGACAAAGAGCGGGAAGCAATCCGCGAGCGCCGCCGCTTGGAAAAGCAAGAGCGCAAGCAACGCCGTGATGAAGCCATCAAGCGCGACAAGGTCGAGCTCGACTTCCTGCGCAAGCGCAACGACGACCTAGAACGCCGTCTCAGCGCCCAAGAGCAGCGCGCTCACACCGCCGACTTGCGCGGGTTCGATGCAGAAATTGCACGTGCCCAGCAAGAAGCAGAAATGGCCGAAAAAGTCATCGCCAAAGCCGTAGCCGCAGGCAACGGTGACGACGTGGCGCAAGCGTTGAAATACCGCGACGCCGCGCTCCAGCGTGCGCAACAACTGGCTTGGCAAAAGCAACAAACAGCGCAAAACGCGCCGACGACTCAACCCGCGCAAGACGACGCGGCGATGGCTTATGCTCGTGAGTTCGTCCAGGAAAACCCTTGGTACGACACAAGGGGCGGCAACGAAGACAGCGCCATCGTGTTGGCGATTGACCAAGCATTAAGCAAAGACGGCTACAACCCAAGCACCGAGGAGTATTGGGATGAGCTACGCCGCCGCGCGGCGCGCCGTTTGCCGGAACGGTTCAAATCAAGCAAAGAGCCGGTGCAACAAAAGCGTGAAGCTCGCGGCGGTCCACAAGTAGGCTCCGGCAAAGAGCATGCGCCCACCAGCACCCGCAAAGAGATCTACATCTCTCCGGAGCGCAAACAGGCGCTGGTCGAAGCGGGTGTTTGGGATGATCCAGTTCTGCGTAACAAGTACGTGAAGCGTTACGCAGAATACGATCGTCAAAATAAAGCTTGAGTGTTGCCTTTTTTGAATTTTAACAACATAATGTGCCTAATCGCTGAAAGGAGCGAGCAATATGACCGACGAACGCCTGAAGAAATCCGCTGGAGACAATCGCACAAGTCGCGCGATGGAAGATCGTGCTGTCACTGAAAATCGCGAAATCACCGACGACGAGCGGGTTGAAATGTTCCGTCAACAGTTTTTCCAGTCCTCATTACCGGATTTGCCTAAGATTCCGGGCTGGCACACGTGCTGGCTCACGACGACCAATCCTCGTGACTCAATCCAAATGAGAATTCGTTTGGGTTACGAACCTGTGAAGCCGGAAGATGTTCCCGGCTGGGAATACGCCACACTCAAGACGGGTGACTGGCAAGGGTTCATCGGCGTCAACGAGATGCTTGCATTCAAACTTCCGATTTCTCTTTATGAGAAATACATGCGCGAAGCTCACCACGACGCGCCCATGCGCGAAGAGGAAAAGCTCACCGACACTGCTGAGTTTTTGGAGCAACAAGCGCGCGCATCGAAGTCTAAACTGCAAATTGGCGAAGGCAATCTGGAAATGGGACAACAGCGAGAGGCACTTTTTGATCTCTCGTGACGAAACCATTAACCCATTAGGAGTATGCAATGTCTTCGACTAGCGCACCTTTTGGCTTCCGTCCGTCTTACCACAACAGTGGCCAGATGCGGCCGAAAGCCTACACCATCGCGTCGACCTATGCAGCGAACATTTTCTCGGGTGATCCCGTAAAACTCGTTGACACCGGCGTGATTGAGCTCGGTACCTCTGACGGTACTCGTTCCGGCACTGCTGGCGGCGTTTTGCTGCTCGGCATTTTCGCTGGTTGCCAGTATCTTGATTCGTCGGGCAAGCCGACCATCAGCCCATTCTGGCCTTCCGGCACCACAGGCACGGAGATCGTCGCTTGGGTTTATGACGACCCTGAGACGCTGTTCGATGTTCAGTACACCAATCCGGGTACTCCCGGCGTCACCACCGTGCAAACGGCGGTCGGCGAAGAGTGCGACTGGACAATCGCTTCTCCGGGCGGCTCAACTCAGACCGGCCTGAGCAACTGCCAGCTGACCGCCATCCAGGCGACCTCTGGCCAGTTCCAGATTACTGGTTTCGCATACAATATCAACGATTCATTAACCGACGCTTATGTACAAGCAACTGTTCGCATCAACGAACACCAGTACAAAGCATCTGTTAACTCGGTATAAGGAGGGTTGACGAATGGCTACCCCAATGCGTAGTACCGACTTTCGGTCGGTTGTCGAACCCATCCTGAATGAAGTGTTCGACGGTGTTTACGAACAGCGTGCTGACGAATGGAGCATGGTGTTCCGTGAGCAAAAAGGCATCCCACGTAACTACCACGAAGAGCCAGTCCTGTACGGCTTCGGTGCGGCTCCTGAACTGCCTGACGGCATGGCTGTCAGCTATCAGTCGGGCGGCGTGCTGTTCCTGCAGCGCTATCTCTACAAGGTCTATGGTCTGGCATTCAGCCTGACCAAAGTTCTCGTGGAAGACGGCGACCACATTCGCATCGGTCAAACCTATGCCAAGCATCTGGCACAGTCGTTGATCGAAACCAAAGAAACTCTTGGTGCGAACATTCTGAACCGCGCGTTCAACGGCAGCTATCCCGGCGGCGACGGTGTGGCACTGGTTGCGACCAACCACCCAATCGTGAACGGCACCTTCAGCAACCAGCTGAACACCGCTGCAGCGCTGTCGCAAACTTCGCTGGAACAGCTGCTCATTCAGATCCGCAACGCTGTTGACAACAACGGCAAGCGTATCCGTCTGACGCCGCGCAAGATTGTTGCTGGTCCTTCCAACGTGTTCCAAGCAGAAGTTCTGCTGAAGAGCGTGTTGCGCACTGGTACCGCCGACAACGACATCAACCCAGTCAAGTCGATGGGTCTGTTGGCCGAAGGTCAAGCTAACCTTTCTCGTATTACTTCGACCACCGCATGGTGGGTTCAGACCGACGCTCCCGAAGGTCTGAAGCTCATGATGCGTCGCGGTCTGGAGAAGAGCATGGAAGGCGACTTCGAAACCGACTCGATGCGTTACAAGGCCACCGAGCGTTATGTGTTCGGTTGGACTGACCCACGCGGCATCTTCGGTACCGCTGGCGTTTAAGTAGCAAACCCCGCTCGGGAAACCGGGCGGGGAATTCCGGGGTTACCCGGTGTTGTAGACAGTCCCGGCTGACGTCATGCAGACTGCAACACCTTGATACTCGCATGAGAGGAATGAATCATGGCACAAACTACATTCACCGGCCCAGTGACCTCGCTCAACGGTTTCACGAGCGGCACGTCTTCTGCCCCGGTTTCAGTGACGACTGCTGGTAACATCTCCAGTTCTTACGCAACCACGTCTGCCACCACCGGCGACACTCGGTTGTCGTATCAGCGCTTGGCATTCACTTCGACCGGCTCGGGCGAAACGCTGCGTGCATTTTCGGTTGTCACCGGTGCAGGCGCAGCCACAGGCGGCACGATCAATGGCGCTCACATCAGCACATCGATCAACACCACCGGCACGATTTCGGGTGCAGCGAATGCAATCCGTGCAACGCTCGGCGGCACAGCAACAACTCCCGGCGGCACGCTGGCTGTTTTGCAACTGGACACCGACTACGGCACAAACGTGACACTGGGCGCTGCTTCTTCGTTCATTCGCGTGACCGACAGCGGCTCGCAAACTGGTGAAGTGCAAAACCTGATCAACATCGAAACTGGTCCAGCCGCGACCGTCGCACCGACCGCGACTGCCGTGGCGACCGTTTCAAAAGCTATCAAGGTTCGCATCGCTGGGACTGATTATTATGTTCCGGCTTACGCTTCGTTCAGCTGATGCAAATAACCAAAGAGTTTTTGGAAAGCGAAATAAAAGAGCTTGAGCAAGAATTGATGAGAGCGAACACATTCATAATTCAAGCTCAAGCGACTTTGAACGCTTACCAAATGTTGATTAGGCGTTTGGATGCGCCTGAATCCGCGCAACCAACAGAGTCAGGAGTTCAAGATGGCTGACGCAGTCACTTCACAAACGATTCTTGACGGTGAGCGACTGTTCATCGGCAAGTTCACAAACCTTTCAGACGGAACGGGTGAGACAGCGGTCGTAAAGATCGATGTCTCCACGTTGCGTCCTAACGCTGCCGGTAATGCCTGCAACGGCGTCAAGATCAACAGAATTTGGTCTACAACGCACGGACTGCAAGTTAGGATTCTGTTTGACGCGACCGTAGACGCATTTGCCTGGATAATTCCACAAAACTCGAATTACCTGATGGATTTTTCGACGTTTGGCGGTCTTCCGAGCAATGCGGGTGCAGGCGTCACGGGAGACGTTGCGTTTACCACTCAAGATTCAAGTGCTGGCGATACTTACACCATCGTGCTTGAGTGCATCAAGACTTATGGTACGCAACCGTAAGAGGCTGTGATCATGGAATTGATGTTTTGGAATTTGGCGCTTTCATTTTTCCTCGGGGTTTTGGGGTGGGTGTTGCGCGAAAAGTCTGCAGAACTCAGTCGTGTGACGATTTTGTTGAACCGCACGCGTGAAGAAATGGCCAAAGAGTACGTCACGAAAGCTGAAGTGCACGCCGACATCAATCGCGTCATGAACCGGCTGGAAGTTTTAGACGCCAAGCTTGACCGCCTCATTGAAAGCAACCGGACACGAGGACTTTAATCATGAGTAAAACGCTGAAATACGTGAAGGATTTTGATTTCTCCAGTGCAGGCAAAGCGGTTGGCTATTGCGGCGGCGGGATGGCGAAAAAAGGCTACGCTGAGGGCGGCAAAGCCGACATCGCGCAAGACAAAGCGATGATAAAAACTGCGGTGCACAAGCACGAAAAGGCCATGCACCCCGGCAAACCGATGACAAAACTCGCGCAAGGCGGCAAAATGCGTCCGGCTATGTCCGCTATGGCTCGTAAAGAGATCATGGCCACACCAACCATGGAAAAACGCGAAAGCGTCCAGCGAGAAACCGTCAAAGCGCCAGCCGCGCCGCAAGGAATGCTGCGTGACGGCTCCAGCTTGGGCATAAAAGGCAACAAAAATCCAGGAATCGCGCGCCGTCGCATGCCGGTCGCGCCAAAAGAGCCGATGATTGCGCCTTACAAGACTGGCGGCTTGATGTCTGAGAAGGGTTCTAAGAAAGTCGAAAAGGTCATGTCCGAATATAAGTCGGGCGAACTGCATTCTGGCAGCAAAACTGGCCCCGTAGTGAAGAGCCCTAAACAAGCTGTCGCGATTGCGTTAAGCGAAGCACGCAACGTCGGCAAAAAGAAAAAGTGAGTTGTCGATCGACGACAATTCGAGCATAATTTCGTCAACCGGGCAGGCTGCCAACAGCCGCCATGTGACTGAATGGAGTTAGCATGGCGTATTCTGGGAACATAGGCGGCACAACAACCAACGCATTGAAGGTCGTGGATCACGCCTTCCGGCGTTGCCGCCTTCC